TCTATGTCATCTAATATAGTCAATCCTACGACGGTTTACAAGTGCCTATAAGGGTGGACACAAAGGCAAAAACATAGGCTGGCTCTGCGGCACAGACCGGCGAAGGTCATCGGATTATTTGCGGTTCATCAATGCAAGGCGCGTGAGTACGGCACAGAGCAGTGCGATGATAACCACTTCCCACCACGGTAAAGACAGCATAGTCAGCTCCTCAGTTGTTCATGGTTATCGCGATAGTTTATCGTCAGCTCCTCACCGTGTTTTATCTCACGGTTAGCGACGATGTAGGTGGCCTTGCGACCGACCACTAATCGCGTGTTAGCGTTTGGTGAATGATTGATGTATCGACCAGCGTCAGTTCGTTGGTCGTTCACCGATGCAGGAAACAGCACTTCGTGAGCTGGTACATCAGTCATCAAGAACATACCCACGCCGTGTATCTCGCTGTTCGCTATCATGACCGGCAGCGGCATATCGTAATCTATGACATCATCGGTGCGATAGATTACCTCACGGATTTCTTCTTCGGTCACACCAATGCTTTCGAGGAAGTCCATGTAGTCGTCTTGGTCACTCACTTCTTAAACATCTTGGTCATCTGCTGCACGCCGAAGCTAGCGGCGAAGACCACACCTACGGCAGTCTTGTAAAAATCCGGCATGGCCTCCAGCGCATCGAAGCCACGCTTGACGACATCTTCGTTACCGGTGAATGCCAGTATCAAAGGTATCGACACCAATATGGTAAGCCACTCGTCTTTCCAACTGTTGTTGGTGGCCTCAGCCATCGTGTTGTTCCACTCCAGCTCACCGGCGGCAACTTTACGTGCGACCGCTGCCTTCGCTTTGGCAGTCTCGATTTTAACTTCGCCTTCGGCTTTGGTCTTCTCAATCTTGTTCTGCAAGTATGAACCAGCGAGACCAGCCAGAGGTTGTATCAGCATTTTAAGCATCGGCTGCGCTCCGTATCATGTCTGCGACTTCGTCGGCACGACGACCGACCTGAGTTGCATACCGGCTGTCCAACATCTCAGTCGCCGCCTTGTCCCACTCGCCGTCGCGAAGGAAGGCGATTGTTTTGCGGAACTGCATCAGACGGACGATGCCCATGTTAAAGGCCAGATTGATAAGAGCCTCTTGTACCGGCTCAGGCATTTCGTCGAACCAGCTCAGGTTGCGACGCAAGTCTTCAATTGACAGCTCGATGTCTTCGTCGAGCATCTGCATGGCAGTCGTGTGGGTGATACCACGGTCATCTAGGTTGCGACCGACACCGATGGTTAGCTTGTCGCTCGTACAACGGTACGGCTTTAGCTCCAAACCTTCGTGTCTAATTAGTGTCGTCTTTATTCTTTCCATGTCCATTGGTTGTCTCCTTGCCAAGTAGTGACTGGACTGTCGGTGTCTCGAAGATGCGAATACCCAACCATACGATTGTAAAAAGCGAAGCAATCGGTGGAAGCCATTCACCAAGACTGCCAAGAGTTGTTCCAACTGCTGCTGCATCCACCATTACCTTCTCATTCGGTTGCATAAATTTAGTCCTTTAGCTTTGAGAGCATTCGCTCGATGCCTTGGTTATGCAGCCGGAATAATTCCTTAAGCTTCTCGTCTGCGGTTTGACTGCGAGTTTCTTCGATTTCGATGCGTCGTTCCAACTCGCCAAACTTGCGCGACGCAGCCCAAACAAGCCCGACGAACATCACTATCTGATGCCAGTAGGTTGTTATGAAGTCTTCCATGCCTCAGCTCCGATGCTAAAGGCTCTCCTAGTGTGTGGGTGTTTTACTCGACAGGCTGGACAGAAACGATGCTGCTTTCAAAAGGCAGTTCCGTTCCGTCTTCAGCGTATTCAACAGATGCCCCATCTAAGTAATTACGGATGAAAGCTTCAGCGGCAGCGTCGTCTTCGAGGGTTTGGTAAAAAGGTATTTCTACGTATTCCACAGTTTCATTTGTGTAGGTGACGTTTGCGATAATACGTGTCGTTCCGTCTTCTGTAATAGTCGTATAGGTCATGCTGTTTCCTATGTGAATGAAATGGTGACACCCGCTCCGTTGTTTGCTGAAGACCTAGCCGCAGTAAATACATCGCTGGGGAAATCACCGGAGTAAGGCGTGCTAGACCCGTAGGGCGACCGATACCAACGCCATCTGTTGTTGAAGCCCCGTGCGTACTGGGTGTAATAACCCCCGCTGATGGTTTGGTTTGTGTCATAAGTATACTGCATATCAGTACGCGACAGTGTCGTACTCCAAGTCTTCGTTGTGGCTACACCCATTGGAAGGGAAGTCCCATATGCAGAAAAGGTTATTGTACTCCAACCGCTATTACTTCCGCTGGTAGACGCTGGGTTGTTCAGGCTACCAAACGTTATACTTGACCCGCCCGGATTTGAAGCATGGTAGATGCCTGTGAAAAGCTGACCGGTAATGAACGTGCGGTTGCTCATCGAACCCTGCGGTGGCGCATAACTAGTTCCCCCAGTCGTATACATAAATCCGTTAACACCGGCGACCATCAAATCGCTAGGGTAACCTGCATAAAAGTTGGCGGTTGGGCTGCTTGCCGTCCCGTCATAGCTCGTATAGTATTTTGAAGGGGTAGACGCGTGACCGGCTGAAGCAAATTGAAACGTCTGGGCATTACTTGCACCATACCATTCGCTAATCGACATCTGTGAGCCGCTAGTCTTGTTAATAAGGCCACGCACGTCGCTGTCGTTTAAAGCCACCTGAGTGCCGCTAGTCGCCCCTAGCTCCTGATGGATATCGTCGAGGCTTATCTGACCGGAACTTTGTAAAGCCATTTAATTAGTCCTTTGATTTGAGATTTATAGCCAAAAGGTTTACGAGCTTATTTAACTGCACGCGGACGCGTTCAACTTTATCAATGTTACTTTGCTTGCCTGTGAGGTTTGCTAAAATTGAAGCAATCGTGACAGTGCTTGTAATTACGAGGGCAATTGTTTCTACCATTTCTTTAGCCTTTCAAACTTTTAACTTCGGACGCAAGTTCTTGCACGGCTGCTACGAGCAAACCGATGACTTGGTCATATTGGACAGTTTTGTATGTTTCGCCTTCTTTACCGTGAAAAGGCAGAGTGTCTTCGGATACTGCTGAGGGAAGCACAAGCTCCAAATCCTGAGCAATCAGCCCAGCCGACTTACGTCCGCTATTAGTGTATGTGAACGTGCAGCCGACAAGCTTTTGCACTTTATCCAAAGCGTCTTCAATCGGCTCAACATCTTTCTTTAGACGTTTGTCTGATACAGTGGTCGAATACGCGACGACGTTTCCGTCAACATGCAAATCCCCACCGTCTGTAAGCCTCATGTCCTCAGCACCGGCGGTGTGCCATCTAATACCAACGTCAGCGTCATAGAAGGTATAGTCGTGAGTGTTGCCGCTATAAACATCAGCGGTATTTGAGTTACGGCGGCGGTCGTCTTCCAGACGGAAAGCTGTCCCGCTTAGTGCCATACCGTAGTCACCGTCTGCCGTGTACGTAGTGTCTGAAGTCACATAGCCAGCACCATTAGTGAGCTGGTTGTTGTTGGTCGGTATGGTAGGCGTACCAGTCAACGAGCTGTAAGCTCCGTCGAATGCGTCGGTGATGCCGTAGCCAGCTAAAGTTGTCGGCTTACCTGTGAGCGAAGCAAAAGACTGAGCTGGCACAGACGTGATGTAGCCAGCACCATTAGTGAGCTGGTTGTTGTTAGTCGGTATCGTTGGTGTTCCGCTCAGGTCTGCATATGCGCCCGACGTAGCCACGGTCGCCAAAGAAGGTGTGCCGCTCAGGTCTGCATATGCGCCTGACGTAGCTACAGTCGCCAAAGATGGCGTTCCGGTCAACGAGCTGTAAGCACCGTCAAAGGCATCGGTAATACCATAGCCAGCGACCGTAGTTGGCTTTCCAGTCAAGCTAGAGAATGCACCGTCGAAGGCATCAGTGATACCATAGCCAGCGACCGTAGTTGGCTTACCGGTCAGACTTGAGAACGCACCATCGAAGGCATCGGTAATACCGTAGCCTGATATCGTGGTCGGAGTACCGGTCAGGTCACTGAACGCGCCTGTGTTACCCACTGTGCTAACACCTAAGTTGCTTCGAGCTGTGGCTGCGTTGTTAAGGTCGTTCAAATTGTTGGCAGCAATAAGCGCACCCGACAGTGATGCATAGGCGTTCAGCCATTGCGTTCCGTCGTATACCTTCATTGCGTCGCTGGTCGTATCAAAATATAAAGCACCGGCTACCAACGCGTCACCGTCGAGGTCAGTCGTGGGAGCTGAGGAGAACGTACCTAAGTATTGGTCTTGAAAGTTGTCGAGAGCAGACAACGCTGCGTCTCTCGCGGCTTCTGCGGCACTCTGAGCTGATAGAGCAGATGACGCGCTGTTAGCAGCTTCACCAGCTTTAGTGGTTGAAGTTCCGGCCTGAGTGGTCGATATGCCAGCTTGGGTGGTCGATATGCCAGCTTGGGTGGTCGCGGTCGCTGCGCTTGCGGAAGCGTTAGCCTCCGACTGACCGGCGTTAGTTTCCGACTGCGAACTATTTGCCTCCGATTGAGAACTGTTGGTCTCCGATTGGCTTGCATTCTGTTCACTTTGCAAAGCTGCTGCGGCAGATGCGCTGGCTTCACCGGCCTTAGTGGTCGCCAAGCCAGCTTGGGTTGTAGCTGTGTTTACATCTGCTGCAACTGAGCTTGCATCTAAGGCGGCAGCAGCCGCGCTAGCTGATGCTTTGGCAGCGTGGTGAAGAGCTGAGAACCCTGTGCTGTTATCGGAAAGAACGTAGCCAACGTCTTCCGCTGTAATAGCAAGTTTAGACGCGTCCTGCTGGTGATTACTTGCAGCGTCTGCGCTGATTAACGCTTCAGACGCTTTCGTTGTCGCTGTATCACGGGCGGCTTCACTAAGCCCTTGAGCCGTTTGTGAACCGGCTTCAGCAGCGACCGCGTCTACCTTGGCTGTGTTTGCGGTATCTCTGGCGGCTTCCGCTGCGGCCTGAGCAGCTTCAGCCGCTACTTTGGCAGCTTCGGCTTCGTTGACTTTTGAGTTTATTGAGTTGGAGGTCTGCTGATTACCACCACTTTGTGAATAAAAGCTACTGTTAGACATGCGTCACCCTAATAAGTTGCAGATGGCTGGATAGACTGAATTGTACCGGCAAGCTCTTGGTCGTTTGCTTGCTCTTGCAGCTCAGTCATGAATTGAATGTATTTTGCCTCGAAGACCTCAGCTCGTTCATCCAAGTAATAATCGGCTGCATAAGTTAAACCGGCGTAGATGATTAGGTCGGGGGCAACGGAGGCCAAGTTGTTTTCATCGCTGTCGGCTGACATGGCTGGAAACTGACCATAGTAGTTTAAGGTTACACGACCAGATGCCGGTTCTGGATACAAAAGCAGTTCGCTGTTTTCACGTGTGAAGTACAACGGTGTTCCAGAACGGTTGTCGCGCTTGTAGTCGAGCATTGTAGACAACGGCACACGCTGAAGGTGCTGACTACCGTGGTAGATATCCATGATTTCTAGGAAGTCATCCGGCAGAGTTATGGACGCAGTTTGCGAGGCAATGTCGTAATAGTTCGTGCTGTCCATTAGAGGCACACGCAGTGAGCGTTGGACGCGCTGGATGCCTTGGTCGATGAAGGTAGTGGTCAACGCGCTAGTGATATCACTGCGGTTTAGTAGGTTATTGAAATGGGTTTTTATGTCACCGTAGTTCATCACTTGTCTCCAGACATAGGTACTTTTATTTCGACAACTCCCTGCCACCGCTGCACGTCGTCAACCCACTTGACCGTCATGGACACGACATTGCTTTTCTCTGATGTCTTTGATGCCCATAGGTATGCGTCGCGATGTTGGGAGAAGTAGCCACTAAAATGAGTGGCAGTCATAAATTTGGTCACGACCGGCGGCGTGGCTTTTTCGCAGTCTTGGCTGCTTGCTTAAAAGCTTTGTTGGTAGGTCGGCCTTTTTGACCGGCTGTCCGCATCCGCTCACCGCTTCCAGCTTTGATGCGTTTTTTCTTCGCGTTAATGTTTGCGTATAGTCCGCGTCCCATTAGGTTCTCCTGCTTTTACTACCGCTGCACTTCCACTTCTTGCGTGAAAGCCGCAGTGGGCTGTTGGGGTCTTTTGCTGCTGCTGGGTGTTTTCTCATCTGTCCCATGCTTCTGGCGCAGTAGCTGTCTCCGCGCTTGGTCGAAGGGGCGATGGTATATCCCGAAGCTCCGTACCGGACAGTTCGCTTGCGACCCGTCTTAGGATTACGGACAACTTTGCTGAACTTCTTGGCACTCATGATTAAATACTCTTGTTGGTCGTGATGAATGCGTCGAGGTTTTCCTCGCGCAGCTTCTTCAGTATCTCCTTGCCGCCGACTTGGTAGATGTCGAAGCCTTCACGCTTCCACTTCTCGACCACAGCCACCGGTATACTAGCGACACGCATGTACTCACCTTCGCGCTGCGACAGTGAGTTCTCACGTTCTGCGCGGAGCGACCGTAGGTACTCATCAGGGATGTGCTGCGTGTTCTTGCGGATGACATTGTCACCGTCTTGTAGGAAGTCGGTTTGGATGTCGTGCATATCTTTCTTGTCAGACATGGTTCTCTCCTATTGTAGAAAGGATGCAGGGACGAATGGATAAGGAGAGCAGAACTCCACTCACCCCCGCACCCAATCAGGTTACGGCTTAGGACAAGCCAGTAATCATGCCGCTGTCAGCAAAGTTCATGTGCTTCAAGCTGTATTCGCCAACGACGAAGTGTTTGTCGCTGTCACCGTCTTTGGCAAGCAGCGTCCGGCTAAACGGACGAAGCACGCAAGAGCGGAACATCGACGGGTCGATGAGGAATGCATGTGTTGTGAGCTGGTGGCGGTTGAGAACCACTTTGTACTCACCGTACGGCGAAACGTACAGGTCAATCACGTTGACCAGCTCGCGTGTTTGAGCGAACTCACGGTTACGACCGGAGCTAGCAGCAAAGCCAGCTACGATTTGAGCGTCAGCCGGTTTAATCATCAGCACTGACGGGTCAGAACCGTTGTTGAAGCAGTCTTCGCCCAGCTCAAGCAACTTGGCTTCAGTCAGAGCGTCGGTGGCGTTTGCGCCAGCGTCAACGGTGGTCGTGATTTGTTGAGTGGCAGAAGCCATCTCACGTGCAACCGATGAAGAACCGGTTACAGCGGCGTTATCAACACCCACATAAGCACGTTCTAGGTCGCGCTTAATTTCTTTGAGTGCTTTACCCATTTGGTCATTATCTTCGCCTCAGCTCGTTAGGCTGAGACCGGCACTAGGCCAGCTCATACTCTCATATGACGTTGAGACTATATCATGTCTGCCTTAGCAGACCCTCGCGCTTCGGGTCACTTGACCCTACTTCCTTACGGAATAGTCGTTGCACGTTCCCCTGTCGGGGCTTCGCTCAGGATTACCATATCGTTAGACTTAGGCTTCCCCTGAGTTCACGAGGTTTATACTACGCTACCAATCTTAACGCAGTTTCCTTAGCGCGACCGTAGGTCTTGATAGCATCGGCAGTTGCTGAAACTTGGAATGCTTTGCTAAGGATTTGGGTATTGTTTGTGCGCGAAGTGGCATCGCCCAGCGTTGCCATGCTTGCGTCTGAGCCTTCAACTTGAGCGTTGTTGGCGGCAGCAGCAAGGCTATCTTCGAGCCACTCGAATGTACGAGCAGCAACCTTCTCTGATTTTACCATCGAGAAGAAGGGGGTGTCGGTTGGCGTGATGTCGGTAATGCAAGTGTTCGTCTTAGCTCGTTAGACTAAGACCGGCACGAAGCCAGCTCATAGTTACCTATGAGGTCAGACCATATCTTCTCCCTATCGCTAGGGGCTGTGCGCTTCGGGCGACTTCGCCCTACTCCATAATGGATGGTCGTTGAACCTTCCCCTGACGGGGCTTGGCTGCTGATTGTCCCAGTGGGATGTCCCAGCAGTTCACACAGTTTATTTTGACGGATTACTCCGAAAGGACACCATTACTTAATGTCCGATACATCTTCCGCTTTGCCGACTTGGTCGTAAGTTGTGTAAGTAGACATTACTTAAAACTCCAGTTTGACAGGTTAGGATTATTGCTCCCAACGCGACATCAGAGCATCAGCGATATCATCTAAGTCTTGCCCACGCTGTTTGCTTCTCAGCTTGTCGCGTGCAGCGTCCATCCGTTTGACCTTTTTGTCCTCCACGCTTGGCGGGGCTTTCTTGGCCTTCAATCGTTTCTTCATAGGCTTTGCTTTCTTGACTGTAGCAACACGTTTGCCTTGGTCGAACAAACGAGCCTTGTTAATCAGCTCGATAACATTCGGGTCAACATAGTTGTTTACAGCTTCTTCGGGTAAACCCTGTGCGATAGCGTAGGTACGAATATCGTTGTAGAGGTCATTATTCCACTCCGGTATACGCTCCTGTAGTTCGCGGACGCAGCTCGTAGCTTGCTCACGCAACGCAGTTTGTTGCTGTTGCTGAAGTTCGCCATAGAACTTGTCTGCTTCCTCTTTTAGAAACTTAATGTCAGCTTCTGCTTCTGTGGCTTCTTTTCTGAGCTGTGCAAAGTCATCCGCAGTCATCTGTTTGCTGGCAACCAGCATATCGACATCTGCATATGGCTTGTACCGCTCTTCAGCCTTTTCAAGCATCCGCTGTAGGATGGCATTAGACATACCTAATGCATCTTCTGCCTCTTTGCGTTTGGCAGCAGCTTGTTGAGACTTACGAGTGAGTGTCGCCTCTTGACCATACAGTCGCTTCAGCTCCTTGATAGATGCCTGTTGAGCTTTTCCATCGACGACGATTTCGACTTCGGTTTCATCGGAAACTTCATAAGTGACTTCTTCAGCCTCTTCTTCCGGTTCTTCCTCTAGTTCTTCTTCAGTATCGTCTTCGACTTCTTCATACTCTTCATCAGGGTCTTCAGTCGCTTCTTCGGTATCGTCTTCTTCGACAATCTCAAGTGCAGAAGTGTCGTCTGTCTCTTCAACGACTTCTTCTGTCGCCTCTGTTTCCTGTTCTGATGGCTGAGTTTCCTCAGCGTCTTCCCAACGAGCCAGAATGGCATCGGCGGCACTGTCTGTATCCAGCTCTGTCCGCTCTTGTTGAGGGTTTTCTAACACGTTTGACATGGTGTCTATTCCTCTTGGTTGTTGTCACCTTGTGCGGTGTCATTGGCTTGGTCTCGAACTGCAACCCGCTGTTGTAGGGTGCTTACGATGTCAACGACTGCACGGTAGTGGCTGTATGCGTTAGCTCGTGCCTCTGTCTCTTCCGGCTTGGAATTAACAAAAGATTGGAACGTAGCGTCCACTAATTGATTTACTGTTCGATTGAATGCGTCGCTTTTTAGTAAAGCTTCTGCATCGTCGCCCAGCTTGACTACTTCTTCTTCGTTAGTCATGCGCTCTCCTAGTTGGTTATCAAGCCGATTGTCATGATTATTAAGACAACCGAATTGAGTACAAAGATTGACCGGTCACGCCACAAGACAGCAACGAGACACCACAAGACTGAACCGATAATCGTCGCAGCGATGTCGTAGGTCTTGCTTATCTCGAATGCTCTTGAGGTGATGGCGGTCAAGATGAATGCCGTGGCTATCCATTTCAGATACCACGACAGGTCGCCCTTCGGCGTGACCTTCTGGGTCACTAGCCTTGGGGTGATGCAATAGCCTTAATCTGGTCAGCTCGTTCAGCCAGCTCAAGTTCAGCAGCATCAATTGCTTTCTTGTGAGCGAACTGGGCTTCTTTCAAGTCCATACCGTCAGATTTCAAGGCTAGGTCGTTTTGTACTTTCGCTTTCTCCAGCTCCAGTTTCATTTGGTCAATAGTAGATTGAACCTCAGCTCTGAGTTCAGCTACCTTTGTTTGACGCTCTTGAATTTCGAGCTGCTTCTGAGCCATCTGCATTTGCATCATAGCCATTTCATCAGGCTGTTCTTCTGGCAGTTGGTCAGGAGGCGTAAGGTAATCGTCAGTGTTCTTAATGCCGGTCATGTTCATGACATCACGCATCAGAGCGTATTGGTTTTGAGCTGTGTACATTTGGCTTAGGCTTGGGTCTTGGCTAAACACTTGGTGCATACCCATGTACTTCTGAGCTTCGCGCTCTTGTTCGCCATAGCCTAGCTTCAGCTCGACCAGAACATCGCGCTGGTCTTCCCAGCGGCTTGGATTGACAGACACATAGCTTCCACCAATCTCGACAATCTTTTCTTGGTCTTCGTTCTCTACGCACAGACGGTAGATTTCCAAGAACAGCGGCTTGAGGAAACCATTCGCAAAGTTACGTGCGATGATTTTCTGACGCTGCTGAGACATGGTGGCAAGCTGCTCGACCATCGCGGCACTGTTCTGTTTACTAATAGCGTCCTTGTTTAACCCTTGTGACAAGCGGCTGATGCCGGTGTTCTCTTCTTTGTCCTCATCCAGCATTTGGATGGTTTGGAAGATGAAGGGGTTTAGCGGTGCTTGCGGCATCGGTGCGATTGCATCTGGACGACTTACGTTAACAATGCCGCCCACGCGGTTGTCTATCAGCTCACGTGGATTAGTCAGACCGCCCTTCGTTACCATGTAGCGCGGGTTGTTGGTAATCATGGCATGGTCGAGGATTGACCGTGTCAGGACAGTACGCGCATTCTGCGTAGCCAACAGCTTCTCGCCAAAGTTGTTGCCGTAGAAGGCATGAGGCACTGGCAGCGGTACAAAGGCAAAGAACGGCTTGCGGTCTACGGCCTCAGTTTCAAGGATTACGTTACCGGCCTTAACAATGCGGTAGCACTGGGCAATGCCTGTGCCTTCGATGTCGAGCATGATGTAAGCTTCGTACACCATGATAGACCGGACTTGGTCTTGGTATCCGTCAGCATTGAAACCACGGTCGCTTCCGATTTGCTCGTGACGCGCCAGAACTTCTGGGTCGGTCTCCATGTCAACATCTTCGTGTTGCCCGATGTCAGCCAGCAGCTCCTCGTCGTACCCCTCTTCGCGCAGCTCACTAATGGTCTTACTGACGCGGTGGGCGCAAAAGTTTACGTCTTCCAAGCTGCGCGCTTGCGGCTCGATGACAAACTCTTCCGGCGCAATAGCTTCGACGACCACTTGGCTAGCGTCACGCGTGTAGCTGATT